TACTTTATTATCTCCTTCAAGTTGGCAAAAACAAGCAAAGAAAGATGAAAAAGAGTTTAAAGAATTGACAGGGATTGATAATTTATCTGAATGTTTTATAGTTTCAGATAATGAAATGGTTTTGAATGAATCATTTTTGGTTGAAAAAAAGGACGATATTTCTGATAAATTAAAAAATATCAAGAAAGGTAATAAAGAAAAACTTCTTAAAAAAGTAAATACAAGATTGGGTAAAATAAAAAAAACATTTAAACCAGCTTCTTTAGTATTCAAACAAGATGGTGTATTGAATAAACTTCCATCTAATGCTGATGACGTATTTAAATTATTCTCAAATTATGTATCAATGCAAGTTATGATTGATGTAATGGGTGGTGGTGATTATAATGATACTCAGCTTGTGAAAGAAATAATTGAGCTACAAAAAGAAATGTATTTTGGTAGAACAGAATTACCTCTTTGGAAAGTATATGGTGCTAATAATGTTGGTGATACAAATACATATAGTTATTTGTCAACGGGAAAAGAATTTGTAAATAAAAAAATTAAAAGATTGTCAGGAAAAGACATTATATTATGTGGATTCAGAGCTAATTTGAACAGTTCTAAAACATATTTTACAATGCAATGTTCATTTATTCTTGGTATTAATGATGATGGTACACCTAATTACAATTTACTTAGAACAGGAACGAATGCAGCTGGTAGATATTCTTTTGTTGTTGAAGGAACAAAAGAACATAATTACGAATATTTTACTAATGCGTATATGTAAACCCTTATAGAAAAATAAATGAAATCATTTAAAGATACGTTAAAAGAAGATAAAAACACGCACATGGAGCACCTTGAAGATGAGATTATCAACAATGGTGTTAAGGGTGCGAATACTGCTGTATTGTTTTTAAATTCCCTCAAAGATATGTTAGCTGGTGGGAAAAGTAAAACAAACATAACCGTGAAGTGGGATGGTGCCCCTGCTATATTTGCAGGAATAAATCCAGAGAACGGAAAGTTTTTCGTTGCAATAAAGTCTCTTTTCAACAAGACTCCTAAGATAAATTACACGAATGCTGATATAGCATCGAATCATGGATCAGGGGGTCCGTCAGATAAAATAAAACTTGCATTGAAATATTTACCCGATCTTGGAATAACTGATGGCGTCTATCAAGGTGACATAATGTTTTCCAAAGGTGACTTAAAACAAAAAACTATTGACGGCGTTAGTAGTTTAACCTTTACACCGAATACTATCACTTATGCTGTACCCGAAGATAGTGATTTAGCTTCTCAAATGAGAAAAGCAAGTCTTGGGGTTGTATGGCACACTAAGTATACGGGAAACACTATTGCAGAATTATCAGCATCATTTGGTGTTGATGCAAGTATTTTTAATAAAACAAAAAATGTTTGGTTTGAAGATGCATATTTGAATACTGCTAATGCAGCAACATTTACCTCAAGTGAAACAAAAAAACTTGAAGGAAAAATAAATCAAATTAAAGGTGCAGTTACTAAAGCAGGAAAGTTTCTGAATCATTTGAAGAAAGAAACTTCTGATAAATCTAAACATGGATTAGCACCTTTGATGAAGGTATTCTTTAATACTAAGATTCGTTCTGGTGCTGGTATATCTGATACTAAAAAACTTGTTAAAGAGTTTGAAAAATATTACATGGATAGAATGAATACTGAGATTGATACAAGGAAAACGGAAAAAGGAAAGTCTAAATTTAAAGATATACAAAAGGAATCAAAAAAGATTTTAAAGAATTTTAAGAATGAACTTTACTTTACTATGGCTACATACTTAGGTATTCTTGATGCAAAGAATATGGTTATTAAGAAGTTAGAAACTATACAGGGTATTGGGACGTTTTTGAAAACTGATGATGGATATAAGGTAACAGCTCCAGAAGGATATGTTGCTATTGATGCTAAAGATGGTGGTGCAGTTAAACTAGTTGATAGACTCGGTTTTTCTCATGCGAATTTTACAATTGCGAAAGATTGGGATTAAAAAACAATTCAAGAAAGGATATATAAATACTACATAGATGACAATGAAATCGAGATATTGTGTGCAGTGCGAGGCATTATATAAATATGAATGTACCTGTCCTAATAATAATAGGATGTATAACATTCGGAAAACATTTAGAAAAATAGCAGAAGAACGTGTTCAAGAATCATGTGACTACCTAGGTATACAACTTATAGAGGGGAAGACTACCAAAATGAAAACATATAAGGAAATGACAGCGGGACAGGAAGAATATAAAAAGTTCTTTGACGGTAAACTTGCTAAGTGGAAAATTAAGAGTCCGTCAGAATTATCAGATGAGGACGCAAAGAAATTTTATAATGAGATAGAAAAAGAATGGGATAAGGACGAAGATCATTAAATGTTGACTTTTAAATCTTTTTTAACTGAAGCTACGGATAAAACAGCTGTTTTTGCTTTTGGTAGAATGAATCCGCCTACTACAGGACATGCAAAACTTATTAAAGCTGTAATGAGCGTTGCAAAGAAAGTAAAGGGTGTTCCGATGATTTATCCTTCTAAGTCAGAAGATAATAAAAAGAATCCTTTAACATATAAAACAAAAGTAGCAGTTTTGAGAGATGTTTTTGGTAACATTATAAATACTGATACAAGTATTAAAACACCATTTAATGTATTAGAATATTTAAATGATAAAAAGTTTTCTAAAGTAGTTTTTGTTGTAGGTAGTGATAGAGTTGAGGAGTTTAAAAAGAATATGTCAAAGTTTGTTAAAAGTGATTTAGAAAACATAAAAGAATTTTCAGTTGTTTCAGCTGGAGATCGAGATCCAGACTCTGATGGTGTTAAAGGTATCTCTGGATCTAAAATGCGAGATTATGTTAAAAAAGACAAATTTAAAAAATTCGCTGTTGGATTAATGACAAAAAATTCTAAGTTATCAAAGAAAGTATTTAAAGAGTTACAAAAAAGAATGGGTGTAACTATTTCTGAGAACATAAACGAATCACATAAAAAGGAGAATTAAGATGGCCCCATGGATGATCAATGCAGTATATTTTTTACTAGGCTGGGGTATAGCAGCTTTTGTTTATTAATTAACTTATAAAAGGAGAAGTACTATGGAAGCAGTCATTTTTAGTTGGGCAACAGGTCAAGCTTGGTTTGGTGTTGCATCTACGGTAGTTGTTGTTGCTAATATGATTACAATGTCACTAAAAGATGAGTATGCAGAGAAACTACCTATTCTTGGTAAAATCTGGCCGATTCTTAACTGGTTGTCTTTGAACATTGCTAAAAATAAAAATCAACCAAAGTAAACAGAGAGGTAAATTATGAAAGGTAAAGTGGTAGGTTATCAACAAAATGTAGGACAAGTTTTGACTGAAGGTAACGTATATAATTTTCATATAAACTGTGTTCAAGGCGCTATTACAAATAATCAAGATTTTGAATTTGAACTTGATGAACATGGTAGTGTGCGAGTAATTTATGGTAATGGTGCAGAAAAGCCTTCTGTTATTAAAGTGAAAAAGGAAAAGAAAAAAGAGTCTACTGGGACTAAAACATTTTTAACAGAGGAGAAATAGTATGAGTTCATGGGGAAAGAATGAAGCTGCTGAAGGTTCAGCAGAAACAAAGCCTAGATATCTCACAGATGCAGAAAAAAGAGATGTTTATGCTACGACTGCAGGTTGGACAGCACCAGCTGGTGGTCAAGATAGAGCGACTGCACAACGTGAAGTTATAGTATCTGTTAGAGGACTTTCTGGTGAAGCAAAATTAGCTTCTGCAAATATTAGTTCAGCTAATTGGAATGATACAACATATAGTCTAGCAGCAGGAGATACAATGTCAGTATCAGTAAACTGGAATGAAGCAGTAACTGTAACTTCTGGAGCAACAATATTAGTAACAAATACAGGTACTGGTGGAACACATACTTTGACAGCTGGTGCAAGTACATCTAATCGTGCTACATTTGAATTAGTAATGGCAGCTGATGTTGCTACTTGGGCAGCTGATGATGTTCTTTCTATTGGTGCACAAAATATTACAGGAACAGTAGTTGGTGGTGATGGTGACGCAGCATTAGTAGCAATTTCAGCAACTCACGGTACGAATGCCGGAACTGTTACAGTTGTTGCATAAGTTTTTTTTAAATGAAAATCTTTGCGGGTACCCTATTCCTTTTATTTATGTGGGTGAGTACTGGATTAACTGAGGAACTGGAGGAACCGGATATACCACGTATAGATGAAATGATTGATTGGATTCCTGAAGAGGTTCCAAGAACTGTATCTTTTTATATAGATACTGATGCTGATGGTGAGTTTGATTTAATTATTGCATATTCATTGATCGAAGCTTTTCCGTGTAAAAAAAATTGTGTAAACAAAATAACGGATAATGGAGATCATTGGATATTACCAGCACCAGGTATTAATTACTTTGTAATTAAAAAATGGATTATGTACCGTCATGTTGGTGATAAAAAAGGTACTTGGCGTGGGGTCCGTAAAACAAGTGCGTTTGTATATAAGTATAAAACGCATGATGAGTGGTTTGAAAATGAGTTTTTGTTATTGCATCCTAACGGAGGCACACAACCTAGATAGAGGTTTATATGAATTTCGGTGAATTGACACAGGGTAATTACATGATGTTTGCTTTATTACATTATGATAATCCACATTGCAAAGATATTCAAGAATTTTTTGAAGATATAAAAAGAGTCCATTATATTAGGAGACTGTTTAAAAGGTATAATGAAGATGATGTTTTGAAGGAAAGATTGATTATAAATCATTTAGTTACCTTTTATAATGTTTTTGAAAATAGTGCAGCTACTAGAATATTATTTTATAGAGTAGAAGAAAATTATCATCCTGTTTTGAAAACTTTTTTAGTGTATTTGAATAGAATACCAATAGACGAGTATGTTGAAATAGCTTTAGATGAACCCATAATAGCTAAACTTAGAGGTATGAAATAGATGTCAGGACTGGTCGATACCTATATTACATATAGAATTGTTACTACGCTCGTAAAGAAATGGGAGCATCAAGATGCCTATGAGTTTGGTATTATTGATAAAAAAGGTAAAGTATTAAGAAAATATAAAGAACTGAAAGATAGAAAAGAAAAGGATTCTTATTCTGTATTAATTCGTTTTATTTTTAATTTGA